ATTGAACCATACAACTCGTCGAATAAGAAATATGTTATCGCGTTTCAAATGTAAAAAAAATGGTAAAACAAATTACACGCGTAGAATTATACATAGGAGATGATAATTTTATGGATTATGGATTATCCTTTATGCTTTGATTACGTTTCCATTCTAAGAAACCGATGCTTTTCATAATATTAAATGAAGTTTCCAAATGTGATTCTGCGATATGAAGAACAATCTTTTCCATTTGTGTTAATTGCGCTTTATACACAATTATCTCGTTTTCTTCGTGTGATAAAACTATTTTGGAAGAATTTATAATAAATTTCTTCTTTTTTTTGGGCAATTCGTTTGACATATCTTTTGACATTTATGTGTTATAACTTCAAATTGTATATAAATCAATTTTATATACAATTATACATTTGAAATATAACAAATAATATTTTTCATTTGTAATTGATTATTAGATAACATTTGAGTAATCTCAGTTTCGATTTTGTAGCCATTTATTTTACAAAAGCTGAAAAATTCGGGCAACTCGTCGATTGTTAATAGCTCATTGGTTGTAGTATTATAAATGGCATAAACGCACGTTATTTCTTCTGCTCTTGTTCGGAATGCCGAAATTCGTTGTGGTGATATATTTATTTTTTTTGTATAGTTCGCCAATGTGCCTGTTGGTATTTTATTGATAGTTAAAATATTTTTATAATTAAAGTATGGATCGGTATAAGCTTGGCTCGTAATAGAATACATTATATATATATTTACATAAAATTGAAAACTTTTACAACTATATTATAAGAGAACAACACAACTACTTATATAAGAGAAATGGCATCAATCGCGAAAGACAAAATTTTCAGATACAAATTGAATGATGATATTTTATCAATCGTCATTCAGTTTGCTAAAATTCATCAATGTGATGATAGGCACACGTATAAAGATGCTTGGAAAAAATGGTTGAAACAGCATGAAGAATGTATAGTAGCTGAAACTGAAAGATTGGTTGAATCTGGTTACAAAGGTGATGTTGAAGCAAAAATGTTTATTGCTGGTCGTTATTATTTCAGAGAAAAGGTTACGGATCTAATTGATGTTATTATTGAAAAAAAACCAGAAAAACTACCGAAAAGAGGTTATATTATTATGGGGAAAGAGATAATCGAAGCAATGGATAAACATTTGTCACAATGTATGTATGAAAAGAGTTTTAAGCCGGCATTGGCATATAAAGATTTTTGTGAGAAGAAGGTTGATTTGTTGCGAAATGAAATTCGGCGTTTGGTAAATGAAACAAATGATTTCTTTACTGATAAAAATATGAATTTAAAAATAAAAAAAACATATAAGAATCGTTATTTTATGTTATCTAAATCGTCGAACCATAATTAAATAATTATGGCGGGCAAATTCCTCCACCGCATCCACCGGCTTTGCTTTTATTCTTCATTAATTTCATTGCGTTTTTTTTACACTTTGCACATAATTTAAGTTCATTTATTAATTCTTCCATAGAGGACATATCAGGCTGCATGCTAGAGACGGAAGCAGGAGTTGGCGTTGGCGTTGATGTATTTTTCATCGTTGATATTTTACGGCTCTTTTTGTCGCCCTTGTTTTTTTTACGCGCATATGTTTTGGCTTTGCCTTGTATATATTTGGGATGTTTTCCTTCTTTAATTTGAACCCATTCTTTTTTAGCTTCTGGAACAACATCGCGAATTGACGGCGAGTTTCCTTTGGCCTTTTCTTCCTTAAGTTTCATCTTGATTAGTTCTAACCAAGTAATTGGAGATTTGCTCATTTGTAAATTATACCTAGAAAATAAAATTAACTAATCGTTATGAATAAATAATAAAATTGAATTATAATAAAGATAAGTTATAATAGTATACAACACTACATAAAAATGGTTAAAAATACGGGAGGAAACAAATCAAAGAAAGTTGCACGTAAAAATGTCACTTCAATAACAACAATGCATGATGTTAGACGTTCTATGGATTCTAATGAAATGTATGCTTCAGTTACTAAAATTTATAGTTCTCAGCGTTGCGGTGTTATTGGTTCAGATGGAAACACATATCAATGTAATATTCGTGGAAAGTTTTTGAAAAACAAACGCAGTAATGATGGATTAGGAATTGGTTGTTGGGTTTTAATTGGATTTTATGATTGGGAAGTTCGCAGCAATGGAATAAAAAATTGTGATTTGTTAGAAATTTATTCATCAGTTGAAAAGGATAAACTGAAACAATTAGAACCACTAAAATTATCGTATCTTTTGAAAAATGATGGAGGGAATGATTTATCATTTTCAGATTTCCATAAAGATGATAAAGCTCCAGTGCCAGAACCAGCAGAGCCATCTTTAATTATTCCATCACTCCGAAGTCTTCTAGATGTTAAATCAAAAAAGTCAGGTGATGAAGAAATGAATTGGCTTGAAATTAACGAAGGAGATATTTAGATTTAATACCAGCCAAACCAATTAGACCAGCTACTACTTTCTATTTTTTTATTTTCCATAAGTGCTGATTTAATTAATTCATCTTCGATTTCTATTACTTCGACTTCCGCTTCGTCTTCCGCTTCGTATACAACTTCGCTTGCAACTTCGCATTCCGCTTCGTCTTCCGCTTCGACTGCAACTTCGTGTTCCGCTTCGCTTGCAACTTCGTGTTCCGCTTCGACTGCAACTTCGTGTTCCGCTTCGCTTGCAACTTCGTGTTCCGCTTCGTCTGCAACTTCGTGTTCCGCTTCGCTTGCAACTTCGTGTTCCGCTTCCGCTTCGTATACAACTTCGCATTCCGCTTCGTATACAACTTCGCATTCCGCTTCGTATTCACCTTCGGCTGGTATTAATACATTATTCATACTTGGTATTCCATATTCATTTTCAAAAGGAATACTATATACGGATTTATTACTAGGTAAATAGTATGAAATAATATTACTTGCCCATTTATATTCATCATTATTTAATGTATTAACGAGGTCATTCCATTCTTCATGAATGATTGAAGGAATACAAGTTTCCATTTCAGTTCGTTGAATCATTTTACGAAAATATGTTAATGTTTTACGATAATACATCAAATATATTCGCATTTGTTTTTTTGCTGGTTTGTGAAAACTATTATGAGAATAATAAGAATTCGCAATATTACGAGAAAACCATCCCCATACAAATGATTTTTCTCTAGGTAGATGATGGCATATATCTGACGCAATATATATATATGGATACATGTTTGTATCATTTCGCAATTGAACCACGATTTTTGATAAAACATAATTGAATAACGGCTCACTGGAGAGATTGTCAAAACTATTGGTTAATGAAAGGATACATGGTTTAAGCATACACCATCCACAAGTATCAATGATTCCGTCGAACGCTTTAATGATAAAATAATCTAACATTGGTTTATATTTGTATCCTTCTTCTGTTTGTCCAAATTTAATGAATCCACATAAAATGTAACAACTCATATCGGGATCTTGTTTGCTAGTATGAAAAATGAGTCGATACAAAATGGAAACCCATTCACTTGTTGAATTATAATTATCAAAAATAGTACTTAATATCTTTGCAGTTGTATCTCTCACATCTGGTTTATTTGAAATGGTTCGATTTACTAATGCTAAAATATGATTTTTTATCATACTATTGGGTTCTTCCATTCTTAATCTATACCTTTAAATATCTTTAAGTTTTTTTGTTTTTCTTTGAAATTATTTCGTTTTGTTTTATGTTTATCTCTGCCAAACATGATACGTCTTGTATTATTGTGGTTTATTACAGGTTTTTCTTCGGTATATATAAAAAATAAAGCATTTAAATCTTGAAACATTTTAATAGTATCTTCGTAATAAATATCATTTAAATATTTCTCTGATTTAATAAAACGATTTTCAAATAAATTATTTTTATCTTCTTTTATAAAATCATTTATTTCGGATGGATTTAAATCAATATTATATTGAAGTAACCATTTCATTTTATAATTTACAGAAAGTAATAATTGATAACGTTTTATAAATGATATAACAATATCACGTTTTAATACACTCGGTTCTTCAAATAAACATCTATCGCGACGTAATTCGGTTAATTCATTGTCCTTATTCACATAAAGTAAATAAATTGCAATAGAAGTTACTGGTTCTTTATAAAAATCATTGTATATAGTTTCTGTTTCTTTTTGTTCATTTACCCAATCAGTATCTAATACTTCATCTTCAGGTTCTATATCGGGCTCTGTATCGGACTCTGTATCGGGCTCTGTATCAGAATATACATTATCTGATTCCATTATAAATGATGTATACTTTGTAAAAAAAAGTTATACTTATTAAAGTATATGTGTTAATAAGTATATGTGTTAATAAGTATATGTGTTAATAAGTATATGTGTTAATAATCATACGTATCAGACTCGCTATTTTCATTTGGGTTATTTTCATTTGGGTTATTTTCGAGTTCAATGCCATGTTCGAGTTCAGTATCATTTTCATACATCTCGGCTAAAGTTGGTTCTCCATAAAATTCGGATAAATCACCTAATTGTTCTACATCCCTATCGCGGTCGTATTGTTCGCGAGCAATTTTGTATTTAAATAGAATACGTCCCAATTTGGTATTTTCCTCTTCTATATTGTTTTTTTTTAAAATGTTGGGTCCATATTTATATTGAATCATGTTATTATAGCGCCTTATATAACACCATCCGGGCGTTAGAATTTCATCAATATTTATTTCGTTGTTATCCCTATTTTTAGTTAGTGCACTTGAAAAGCTAATAGGTGTTCCTACTTTTTTAATTGTCTTGGTTTTCAAGCTATCATTCAATGTAGGAAACTCATTTGTATCTTTTGCTAAAACGAACGCTTTTTTCAGTGCTGTTTTTGGGGTGGACTGGATTGATTGACGCGCACGCGGATGCTTATATGTACTAAACATGGTTTGATTAGACTATTCTTTGTTATTATTACATATATATTTTTTCAATTTTTTACGTAATTTTTTACGTAATTTTTTACATAATTTTTTACATAATTTATATACGTAATAAAATAAAAGTATCGTTTTCTATTATTCATTCATTCTATAATCACGTATGAATTCAAACTATGAATTGATTTATGAATATATAAAGGATATTAATTCGGACAATAGAGAGATTTACGATGATTTTATTTCATTATTAATAAATCAAAAGAGCAATAGCACGCAATCCTATAAAATTAATCATATATGTAATGATATAGGACAATGCGATAATTATGCCGATATAGATAGAATGACATTTCATTTATCACTTCAATTAATATCATTAGAAGAGAAAGGGTTTTGTTTATTATTTTTACAAAAAAGTGATATTATAGTGATAAATAATGAACTATATTTATTATCAAATTTATCGCAAATGGTGCCTTTATGTAAAAAGGATGATTCACAATTATTACTGGTTTGTCCTACCATTTATCCTTTCCCCAAGGAAGTTTGTTCCCCTGAACTTTTAGAAATCAATGTTTTACCTTTTATAACTCATCGTAGCGCAGGTTATTATAGTCTGGCATTGTTATCTTTACTATATTTAAAAGGTATAAATCTCTCTTTAGATGATTTACAAGGAACGAAATTATATTATTTCTTAAAGCGGTCTTTAAAAAAGGTTCCGAATGAACGATTATGTTTATATTTTTAAATGAATGTTGTATTGTATTTTCTAGACATATTCTATATGTCTATAGTTGTATTAAAACAAAAATCTAAAAGGTTTCAAGCGCCGATTTCAGCGAATGGATTTTCTTTAAATGGAGGTTACAGAAATCATCGCTCTATCGGCGATACCAATTTAATGGCTTTAAATTATAGTACATGTTGTATTAATGATCCGTCAATTATTAAATCATCTACGAAAAATACCAAAGGATATTTACATAGTTCTGTAAAATATCCAACGTGTAAGGTTGGCGGAACATGTGTTGAAGGTGGTCAATCATTGTGGGTAAAGAATATTTCACCCGAATACCGAAGTGCAGGCGAATATACGACAAGTGTGGTTAGAGCAGGTTCGGCGGTGTGTGTAACGACTAAAATAGACTCGGGTAAGGATATGACATGCTGTAAGTCAGGTAGTTACCATATTGGTGGCAAACTATTTTACACATCATACAATTCAAAGAATAGTGGCGAATACGGACAAGGCGCCATTTCTGCTGGCGAATATCTTAGAGCGGGGTTATTAAAATATAAAAAATTTGATTGCGAGACAACGATACAAAGTATTGCACCAATACCAAGTAGTCTTTTGAATAGTGCTTCAGCTCATACATGTTAAACCATTTCACTGAAAAGGAAAAATAAAAAAGCTGTAACATTGATATGTAAAAGATATAAACCCATAGCATATTATATCTTTATAAAGTTAATCATGATGTCGTCTTTATATGGACATCATTATTTACTCAGGTTGAAAGTGCCAAGTGAGATGCGTGATATATATAATGAAGCTATAGTATTACATAATAAAAATATTGAACGCCCTTATTTTGACGCAGGGTTTGACCTGATTTGCCCTGAAGATATAGAAGTTCTTGGGAACATTACCATGAAGATTAACTTGGGCGTAAGTGGTTCAATGACATATATTCCAATATCAAGCGAATGTTGTTGTTGTAGCCAAGTGCCGGTAGGTTATTTTATTTATCCACGTTCAAGCACTGGAACTAAAACAAATCTTCGCCTAGCAAATTCAGTTGGAGTGATTGACTCTGGGTATAGAGGCAACTATATTGCGGCGTTTGATAATGTGCGTAGCGATACAATCAAGGTGGAGAAGGGGCAACGTCTCGTCCAAATTTGTGCTCCGAATTTGATGTATCCTATACGAGTAGAAATTGTGGATGATTTGGGCGAAAAAACATCACGGGATGTTGGCGGGTTTGGCTCAAC